TCCAGCATAACGCTATCGCTCGCGATTTGGTTATGAAGCGTACACTTAAGAACGGCAAAAGTTTACAATTTATCTACACCGGGCGCACCACGGCAGAGTACCATACTCCGGGAAATGCAATTTTGGGAAACAGCGACGGCGCTCCCCCAGTGGCAGAGAAGACCGTCACAGTTGACGATCTACTTATTAGCTCCGCGTTCGTATACGATTTGGACGAGACACTTAGCCACTACGATTTGAGGTCTGAGATCTCTCGTAAAATCGGCTACGCCTTGGCAGAAAAGTATGACCGCTTGATCTTCCGTGCAATTGCTCGTGGTGCTCGTGCAGCATCCCCAGTAAGTGCAACGAACTTCGTTGAGCCTGGTGGTACACAGATCCGTGTTGGTTCTTCTACCAACGAATCTGATGCTTTCTCCTCTACCGCATTGGTTGCTGCTTTCTATGACGCAGCCGCTGCAATGGACGAGAAGGGAATTAGTTCAGACGGACGTTGCGCCGTCCTCAACCCTAGACAATTCTATGAATTGGTCCAAGCTGTTGGTTCCAATGGTCTTGTAAATCGTGACGCTCAGGGCTCTGCTCTGCAAGGCGGAAACGGCATCATCGAGATCGCTGGTATCCACATCTACAAGTCAATGAACATCCCGTTCCTTGGCAAGTACGGCACCAAGTTTGGCGGTACTACTGGCCAAACCTCTCCTGGCAATACCGGTGACTTCATCGGCCCTGCTCTTGAGAACGCCTCTGCCGCTACTACCGGCATCAATAATGACTACGGCACAGCCGCCGAATTCGGTGCAGTGTCTGCTGGTCTTATCTTCCAACGTGAAGCAGCCGCTTGTGTCGAAGCAATCGGACCTCAAGTCCAAGTCACCAGTGGTGATGTCTCCGTGATTTATCAGGGCGATGTTATTTTGGGCCGCTTGGCCATGGGTGCAGATTACCTGAACCCCGCTGCAGCCGTTGAGCTGTATGTGGGTGCTACAGCTCCTTCTGCATTCTGATTTAAATACTTTATTGGGGTCTCTTCGGAGGCCCTTTTTTTTAACTATATGTCCTCAACTATTGGCACCGATACCGAACTATCCGCAGTGAACTCAATCTTGGGGAGCATCGGTCAATCGCCTGTTACCCAACTGAATACAGAGAACCCAGAGATTTCTTTCATCTATAACATCTTCAAAGAAGCACTAGTGGATGTACAGAATGAAGGCTGGGTCTTTAATCGTGAAGATGGTGTACCACTTACACCAGATCAAAATGGCTACATCTTTGTACCTGTAGATGTACTACGTCTTGACATCAGCAAAGGTCAAAGTGATCGAAGCACTAATGTAGTTAAACGCAAAGGTCGTTTATATGACAAGGTAAAGCATACAGATGTATTTGCTAATCCCGTAACAGTAGACATTGTACGTATCTATGACTACGAAGATCTGCCTTCAGTATTTCAAAGGTATATCTCTTACAGAGCTTCTACCCGTGCTGCAACCCAGCTGGTAGCTAACCCGCAACTTGTACAACTGCTAGGCCAGCAGGAGGCTATTGCTCGTGCAGCCTGTATGGAATACGAATGTAATCAAGGTGACCATAACTTTATGGGATTCCCAGACAACAGTAATTATCAAACATATCAACCATATTCTGTACTGAGGCGCTGATGGCAACAATTACCCAAACGATTCCGACTTATGTCTTAGGTATTTCAGAACAACCTGATGATAAGAAGTTGCCAGGTCAGGTAAGGAAGGCTGTAAATGTAGTGCCTGATGTCACAGAAGGTTTGATGAAGAGACCTGGAAGTAAGTTTGTCAATACACTGAGCGGTGTCCAAACAAATGGATGTTGGTTCAGCTACTACCGTGATGAGAACGAAGGTTCTTATATAGGTCAAGTAGCACGGAATGGTGTTGTCCGTGTATGGCGTTGTAGTGACGGTGCAGCTATGACAATCAATAACAGTAACTCACCAAACACTTACTTGGCACATAGTGCTGATGGTGATGTACAAGCTCTGACAATTAATGATAGTACTTTTTTAGTTAACAGAACTAAGACTGTAAACATGACAAGTGCTGTAGCTGCGTCTAAGCCAGACACACATTCTGTATATGTAGAGCTAAAGCAAGTTGTACCTAGGCGTCAGTATGCACTAAACATCTTTAGCAATACAACTACTGTGGCTGAAAAGTCTGCTGTTACAGTAACTGTAGACATGCCTTTTAATGACAATATTAGTGGAGAAGATAATGCAAAATATTCAGGTTCAAAAGTACAAGTAGATAGCGCAACTGGTATTGCCGTACGGGTGACTATTACCGGACAGCCTTTTGTTGAAGGCTATGATAACAGCCCGCCTAATGCTCGTTATGACTCAATGTATACGGCAAGAGTCGATCTGCTACATGGAGGTTCTTACTCAGGAACCTTGCCTAGCTTTACTGTAAATGTCGAAGGTATTAATCATACCGTCACAGTAACCAAAGAAGTATCTGCATCATATAAAGGTAACTTAAATAGAGTCCGACCTGTTCCAGTTGATCTTGAAGCAGAAGCAGGTACTTCAGTAGCTAGTCTACTTAGTTCAATTAAAGAACAGATTACTGGTGTGACTGCAACTGTCATTGGTAGTGGTTTGTACCTTACACATACTTCTGCATTTAATGTAGAAGCTTTGGAAAGTGATCTATTTAATATCGTTACTGATAACGTCAATGATGTAACAAGCCTGCCAAAGCAATGCAAGAATGGATACATTGTAAAAGTAACAAACTCAGCGCAACTTGTTGAAGATGATTACTATCTTAAATTTGAAGGAGACAATAATCAAGATGGTTCTGGTTACTGGTCAGAATGTGCTGGGCCTGGTGTAACTACAACTATTGACCCAGCAACGATGCCTTATATCTTGCAACGTACAAATGCCAGCACCATGACTCTTGGGCAGTACAGCTGGTCACAACGTGAGGTAGGGGATAATCTAACTAATAAGCTGCCAACATTTATTACCAAAAAAATTAACAAGGTTTTGTTTCACAGAAACCGCCTTGTGATGTTGAGTGGCTCAAATATTATTCTTAGTCAGCCTGGTGATCTAGGTAACTTTTGGAATAAGACAGCTCTTACCTTTAGTGGTGTAGATAGGATTGATATTTCTTGTAGTTCCTCTAGCCCTAACCAGTTGGTTGACGGCATTGAAATGAATACAGGTCTCGTCTTATTTAGCGGTAATGCACAGTACTTATTTTCAACTGATAGTGACGCACTGAATCCTGAAACAGCAAAAGTATATTCCCTAGCAACCTACAATTACAACGTTGATGTAGCACCAATCTCATTGGGCACCTCAATTGCTTTTATTGATAATGCTGGTAAATACAGCAGATTCTTTGAGATGGTCAACATCGGACGGGAAGGCGAGCCTGATGTCATTGAAAACAGTAAGGTTGTTTCAAGGCTGCTTGGTACTGGACTTAATCTAATTGCAAACTCTAGAGAGAATTCATTTATACTTATGAGTTCTTCAGGTAGTCAAGATGTAATTGGATATCGCTATTACAACCAAGGCGATAAAAGAGTACAGACTGCGTGGTTTAGCTGGCGTCTACGTCGCCCTATTAAATACCACTACATCATTGATGATGACTACTTCGTTATTCATGATGATAGTACACTTACTAGGATGTCTTTAAAGACAGCTACATCTACACCAACAATTCTTGATAACGAAGATGAGTTTGATATTCATCTAGATCACTTTACTACTGTAGCTACTGGGTCAATGACCTATAACACTACTACACGTAAGACAACGTTTGATTTACCTGCAGCGTTTAATACAAGTGGTTCTGTAGCAGCTATCGTCACTAACAATAGTGATGACAAAGGACGTTATCAAATCGTTGAAGGTATGGAGCAGTCTTTTGAATCATTGGTTGGAGAGTATTCGGAGATTGATGTCAACGATAGTATCAATGCTGAATTCATTGATTTGAATACTGCTGATCTAGAAGGTTCAACAGTCTATGACCTCGAGTCTGGCACTACTCATCTCAACTCATTAGCAGGCAGTTCAACTGAGTACGACTCAGGTGGGCAGACGGTATCACTAACTGGCGATTGGACAAACAACCCAATCACGATTGGATACCTGTTTGAGATGAGTGTGGAGCTGCCTACTATCTATGCAACGAAGACTCAAAGCAACCGTGTTGTAGCTGATACATCTTCCTCTTTAATTATACAACGACTAAAATTTAACTTCGGAAACATTGGTGAGTTCTGGACGACTCTTAAACGTAACGGTAAGCCTGACTATGTAGATAAGCACGAATCCTCAATGCTTAATTCCTACTCTTCTAATACAGCACCTTACGAAAGTGAAAGTTTACGGACTGTGCCGGTGTACGAACGTAATACCAATGTAAATGTCATCCTTAAATCCACCCATCCATCACCAGCCACCTTGCAATCAATGGCTTGGGAAGGAGAATACAACTCCAGATTTTATAAGAGGGTCTAAATACATACATCCAATCACTCAAGAGGCTGCTTTAGAGGTGGCCTCTAATCTACGTTCAGATGACCGTAGAGAGATAGAAGAAGGGTATGGGTTAGATCCTATGGTTGCAATACCAGAAGGGGCTTCTAGCGGCTTCTGCATACATTTCACAGTCCCTGACGGCAGGATTGCCGGACTAGCGGGGGTGGGTGATAACGGAGCTGTATGGATGCTCTGCACACCAGCAATCCATGACTATCCAGTCTTATTTACAAGGCAAGCTAAAAAGTTTATTGACAGTAGGACAGAAGAAGTTCTGTGGAACTATGTAGATAAACGTAATACTGCACACATAAGACTACTTAAATTTTTAGGGTTTGACTTCCACGAAGAGCTGGAGTTTGGACCTAACAACTTACCCTTTATTTATTTTACTAGATGGATCCATTAACTATTGGCACTATGGGGATGGGCCTATTTAAAGCAGGTATGAACCTGTTTGATAATAGCGCAGCTAATGCAGCTCATGAGCAGAATAAGGCCAGAGTTGCTCAAATTAATAGAGCAAATCAAGCCACACACTTCAATAACTTATCGATTAGAGCGAGGGCGTTAAATAAGCAGTCAACGGCTAAAGAACAAATCTATAATATTGATAATGCAGCTATGCAGCGTAAAGCTAGCAGGAATCTAGCTTTCAATCGTGCTACACAAGATTCATTGCAAGCCAATCAAAGTGATGTAATTAAATTATTTAGAAGTATGTCCGGTCCTAGGTCTGGTCAAATGAATTTAGATTCCTCTTTGCTAGCTGAAATGGGTAGAGCTGGGTCAGATCGTAGAAATAAACTTATGAGAAGCCAAGATGACCTGCTAACCAGTGGCTATATGGATAACTTTCAAGCACAAAATCAGCGTAGTCAGGTTAAAAACTCTATTAGTACTCAACCGATTTATCAGCAGTATACACAAAATTACTCGCCAGTTAAATCTGGTTCAAATATGACTAATAAACTTTTAGGCCTTGCAGGTGATTTAGGTAATACAGCTATGGATAGCCTTAAAATGCACAATAGTCTCAAGCCACCTGAAATTGGCGACACACAGCTTGATCCGACCTTTGCTTATTGGGGCCAACAATGACAAACTCTTACCAACCTTTAAAGGCTAAAGACTATAACGAAAGTTTTGATGAAAACCAAAAACTTCAACAGGAATCGCTAAGAAATTTTTTTAGTAATTCAGAGAAGGATGATCAAGCTAACTTAGCTAACTTCCGATCTGCTACAGCACAATCAAAAGAAACTATTGATTCCTTATCTAAGTTTAGTTCTACTTTGATGGGTTATCTCACCGAAGAGAGGCAAAAGCAAAATCAAAAGGAAATGAATCAAGGCTTGATGGATTCATTCTATGGAGGCCCTAACCAAGAGCAACTTGACCAAGTTGAATCTGAAGAAGCGGCAATGGTTGATCAAAGTTCTCAAGCAAATAAAGTCGCTGATAAAATTGACTCTGAAACAGGGCATACACTTATAGGTCAGAAAGTACGAGATGTAAGTCCTTGGCGAAAGTACGGACAATATGTGGGTGATGTGCAAAGAACAATGTCGATGCTTCCAATGCTTAGAAAACAAGCAGAAGAAGACATGGTTGTAGTCGTTGATGGCGTTAATTTAACTTACGATGGTCTTAAAACTGCTGAAGAGTACCAAGCATGGCAGGACAGATTTACTGAAAAAGTTTTAGGTCTATTCCCTGGCATTAATCCAGCACTTGCTCAAAAGTACATATTTAAAGATTTAAGAGAGTCGCTAGAGACTTCAGCGATTGGCTGGGCTACTCAACGTAAAAAGATTGAAGCACAAGAGCGCATTGAAGCTTCTATGGATCGGATAGCTTCAGCCAGAACTAGTGCTGATTTTGGTGCTGTTTGGCTAACTGAAGTTCAATCAGGAAACCTTACTAGAACACAAGCTTCACAACTACTTAAAGATTTAGTCAATGACAAAATTATTACACAACAGCAAATTGCTGTTCTTAGGAATCACGAGTTTGACCACCGTGGTATGGGCCGGACTACTGTCGGGAAAGCGTTTGAGCGGGACTTCGCAGCTTTAGATCAGGACTTTATCGACATCCAACGTCAAGATTTAAACAACCGAAGGTTAGAAGAAAATCTTGTCATGGAAGATTTCGATAATCAATTTGAAGGGATACGGAGATCTCGCGGGCCCAACAACCCATTTAATGAAGAAGAGATTGAGTCATTTAAGCAAAACCTAGTTGACCAAGATATACCTAGGTCAAGAGTAGATGCTTATTTTAAGGACTACGAAACACAAGAAGACAGCAATGACGAGGATGCACGGGAATACTTAGATAGATTGCGTTCTCCAAATGGCAGAGGTTATCTTGTACCTAATGATCTCAAAAACTTTTCTACTAATATTCAAAACCAGTATAGTAACTATGTCGCTAGTGACGCTGAACTAGCCGAAAACCATTCTCAACTCTTTCAGGATGCTGACGAGATTATTGCCGGTACTGTTTTAGATGATTATAAATTGAAGGAAGGGGAGGTGCCTCAAGGAGCTAGAGGTGATGCTGCTGAACGTAAGCAACGAGCACAAGCAAGTTATAGAGAAAGGTTTCAGAGATTCCTTAGGAGTGGTAAGTACTCGGTCCAAGATGCTCATCTCAAAGCGCTTGACGAAGTTAAAAAAAATATTAAAGAAAGGACATTCACTCGCCAACAAACCGTCACCGCTGACAACTATAAACAGCAATCCTTAGACAAAGCACGTCTGCTTTTACAGGCTAATGAAGATGCTTATCAAACTCAAGTACTTCCAGGTACTGATTTTTATCTAATTGAACTTCAAAACTACCGTGCGACTGGTCGTGGAGGAATCCCACAGTTTTATTATGAGTTAGCACGTAACCAAGGTGTCACAGCCTGGGACATTGCTAATGGTCAGCTAATTGCTAGTGGTGGTAAAGGTTTAGCTAAACCTGAAGCAGAGTTAAAAGCAGACTTACAAGATCCTGATGTCAGGAGACTGCAGAACTACCGCTCCACTGTTTCTAGAACATTTAGAAGTGGAGTTATGACTGGAGACAGTAAAATGTTTTTGGATGCAATTGCCTCTGTTGAGTCTAAATCATATGGAGAATATGATGCATACAATCTAGCTGGATCTAATAATGGTTATAGTGCTAGTGGTTCTGGCAATAGTGCCGAAGATAATAGGTTTGGCGCTCCATTATCTGATACCAGTGTAGGTCGTATTTTAGATCTACATAGCTCTGGGCAATTACACGCTGTTGGTAGGTATCAATTTATTGCTCCTACATTTAGTGAAGTATTTAGCTTGCTTCATAGGCAAGGGCTGATTGATGAGAACACTAAGTTTGATGCAAAAACACAAGATCTATTTGCAATGACAAGGGCTAGGCAGCGTATCGGTTGGCCTGGTCAGAACACCGCACAAGGTCTGATCAACGAATGGAGAGGACTTAAGTTCTTATTCCAACAAGACCCAGCTATGGCTGAACGGATGTTAGGTGTTTTAAATAACGAACCTTATATGCAACCTCAGACATTAATGCCTGGTATTACTAATTAAACAATGAGGCAATGCCAAATTATTTCGACAAAACGTTTGACTACACTGATGAATTAGAAGCAGGCAGGGTTGAATTTGAGTTGCGTCAAAAAGCTCAAAAAGAAGCCGAAGAAAAAGAAAGCCTGAAAGCACAGAAAGAAAATGAAGAAGAGGTAAGTAAAGAAGAGGCTTTAGAAAGCTTTAACTTATCCAGCTCTAGCCAAAAGCCAGTACCACAACCTGTCAGTCCTGATGCACCTCTGTATGAAGCAGAAGTAAACCAACAAACTGAGGATCCTTCTACGTTTGGTCTTGGTGAAAACATCATTGAAGCCCGCAATGCAATTGCTAAAGGCGGTTTAGATGCTGTTGAAAGTACTATCACTGCACCTGAACGCCTGACTGATGCAGCTAAAGGTGAAGAGATTGGAGACCCAGACTATAAACTTGATTGGGATCCAATGCAGAATACACCTACACCGCTTGTACGTACTTGGTGGGGCGGTTTACTTGAAGATGTAAGTCATTACGGCTCTTTTGGTCTCGGCCTTATCGTAGGTACTGCAGGCAGTGCAGTTGGGTTAGGAGCTACCGGTGTAGGTATGACTTCAGCTGGCATCGCTGCTTTACTTTCCAATAAGCACGACGGACATAACTTGTCTGGTGAGATTGTAAAGAAAGTTCCGGAAATGGGTTTAGTTCTCGGTCCTTTACCTACTAAAGATTCTGATCACCCGTTACTTAAAAAACTTAAGAACGTTACTGAAGAAATGTCTTTGGCTGGGCTGTTTGACAAGATTTTAGGAAAAGTATTTGGTGCTGCTGGTGCTGACAAAGCTGTTGCTAGGAATAAAAATGTAGAGCTTCAAATTATTGAAAAAGGAAAGCAAGAGTTTGATGAAGCTATTGAGATGGTTACCGTCAGAGACATTTCAAATCAACAAGGAATTGACGGAGTAGTTGGTCAAAAAGCTTTACCTTCAGCTGGGCAAACAGGCAGACCAACGGTCCCTTTCCGTGGTCACATGAACAAACCTGTTGCTGATCCTTGGCAAGGCTCACCTAATTCAACCAACACTCCTTACGACATTCACGACCAGCTAAACAAGATTGATAAAGATCCTACGGCTGCTTCTGGGAGTACTGATTCCCCGCTTACACCTGCACAAGCAGAGCGGATGGCGCAAGAGAATGGGATGGCTGAAAAAGTCATGCAAGAAAAAGCCCAAGAATTAATTGGAGATGTCCGCTATCGCAATCTTGTAAATGAAGCTAAGGCTACAGGCAAAACATTCCGTGAAGTGTTTGAGCCTGCTTATGGTCGCTACATGCGAATGATGGGTAGGAACGTCAACGGTATGGAACCTGATGAGTTCTGGAAGCCAATTATGGATGAAACTTCAGCTAGGTCTGGAGGTCCAGAAAGCGTTGATTTTTGGTCACCTGAAAACGTAGTTACTGCTGACCTTGTTAATTCAGCACTCTTTAAACAGTTGCGTGACTTATCTATTGGCGTCCGTGAAATGAAGGATGTGATTGATGTATTTGATACTGACGGTCCGATGAAAACTATTGCTGATCGTCTTGTTGTTGGATTAGCAAATGTCAAAAAAGCACGTTGGATGCAAGGCAGTCAATTCAGAAAGCTACAAGGATTAAAAGGTAAAGCTAAACGCGAAGCCTATGAGGCATCTACAGCTGCTAGAGATGAGGCTTTTACCAATATTGATGAAAGCGTAAGAGATACTGTCAACATGGCAATGCAATTTATTGGCAAATCTGGTAACGAAAAGATCTTTGACGGCATTATTGAAGCTATGTCTTTAGGTAATAAG